AGAGTGGCTATTGTGCAGACTCGCTGGCATATGGATGACTTAACGGGTAAAGTAGTACGTGACATGTCCATGAATGAAGAAGCGGATCAATATGAAGTCATCGAGTTTCCAGCAATTTTTAACGAAAATACAGAAGATGAACGAGCCTTGTGGCCTGAGTGGATGCCATTATCCTCTCTGCGTCAAACTAAGGCTTCTATGCCACTGTTCCAGTGGAACGCTCAATACCAACAAAACCCCACCGCCGAAGAAGCAAGTGTTGTAAAGCGTGAATGGTGGAATTGGTGGAAAAAAGAGAGTCCACCGGACTGTGAATACGTGATTATGTCCCTAGACGCTGCAGCCGAAACCCATAATCGGGCGGATTATACTGCGATAACTACGTGGGGAGTGTTCTACAATGACGAAACGAGTGCACACGCCATAATTTTGTTAAATTCTATCAAAAAACGGGTAGAATTCCCTGAATTAAAGGATTTAGCGCTCAATGAGTACAACGAATGGGAGCCAGATGCGTTTATTGTTGAGAAAAAGTCAGCAGGAACGGCACTTTATCAAGAATTAAGGCGTACTGGGCTGATAATTTCGGAGTATACACCGCATAGAGGCAGTGGAGATAAGCTAGCTAGGCTTAATAGTGTAGCTGATATTATCAAATCGGGACTTGTATGGGTCCCGGAGACTCGGTGGGCAGAAGAAGTAGTGGAAGAAATTGCAGGATTCCCGTTTATGAGTCATGATGACTTAGTTGACTCAACGGTAATGGCATTAATGCGGTTCAGACAAGGTGGGTTTATTAGATTGCCTAGTGATGAGCCAGAGGATATTAAGATGTTCAGATCACAGAAGCATAAAGGTTACTACTAAGGATAAAAAATGGCGACAAATATTGATAAAGCACTCTACGAAGCTCCCGTAGGTATAGACGAGTTGGCTGCGCAAGAAGCGCCAATTGAAATTGAGATTGAGGATCCAGAGTCTGTAACTATTGGTATGGATGGGTTAGAAGTTGTTCTAGAACCGGGCGATGAAGATGAAGAAGGCGCTGATAAGTTTGATGCTAACTTAGCCGAATACATTGATGATGGTGCTCTGGCAGAAATTGCTGGTGATTTAATTGGTGAGTATGATGCCGATATTAGTGCACGTAAAGACTGGATACAGACATACGTAGATGGTTTAGAACTCCTCGGATTAAAAATTGAAGAAAGAACAGAACCTTGGGAAGGCGCTTGCGGTGTGTATCACCCACTCTTGTCTGAAGCTATCGTGAAGTTCCAAGCAGAAACAATGATGTCAATATTCCCTGCCGCAGGGCCAGTAAAGACACAGATCGTTGGTAAAGAAACACCAGAGAAAAAAGATGCTGCACAACGTGTGCAAGATGATATGAACTATCAGTTAACCGACGTGATGCAGGAGTATCGCCCTGAGACAGAAAGAATGCTCTGGGGTTTAGGTTTAGCAGGTAATGCGTTCAAGAAAGTTTACTTTGATCCTAACTTAAACCGCCAAGTAGCAATGTTTGTACCAGCCGAGGACATCGTTGTTCCTTATGGCGCCGCCTCTTTAGCTGCTGCTGAGCGTGTAACGCACGTAATGCGCAAAAACGAGAATGAGGTTAAGAAGTTACAGATTGATGGGTTCTACCGTGATATTGACCTGGGCGATCCAGTAAACGTACTAGATGAAGTTGAGAAGAAGATAGCTGAAAAGTTAGGATTTAAAGCCACAACGGATGACAGGTACAAACTTCTTGAGATGCACGTAAACTTGGACTTACCAGGTTTTGAACACAAGAACTCTAAGGACGAAGAGACCGGTATTGGTCTACCTTATGTAGTAACTATTGAGAAAGGAACAACTAATGTTCTTGCTATCAGACGTAATTGGAACCCTGAAGACGAAACTTATCAAAAGCGTCAACACTTTGTTCACTACGGATATATTCCTGGCTTTGGCTTCTATCATTTTGGTCTTATCCATCTTATCGGCGCTTATGCTAAATCTGGTACTTCCCTTATCCGCCAATTGGTTGACGCAGGGTCACTTGCAAACTTGCCAGGCGGCTTTAAGACCCGTGGCTTGCGAGTCAAAGGTGATGACACCCCTATTGCCCCAGGTGAATTCCGTGATGTAGACGTACCAAGCGGTACGATGAAAGACAACATCATGACGCTCCCTTACAAGGAGCCAAGTCAGACATTGATGGCGTTGTTAAATCAGATCGTAGAAGAAGGTCGTCGTTTTGCTAACACTGCTGATATGCAGGTTTCTGATATGAGCGCTAATGCGCCTGTTGGAACAACACTAGCAATTATGGAGCGCACTCTTAAGGTAATGTCTGCTGTACAAGCCCGCATTCACTACAGCTTAAAACAAGAGTTAAACCTTTTGAAAGGCATTATTGCCGAATACACTCCAGAGGAATATGACTATGAGCCGACTGAAGGAAGCCGTAGAGCTAAAAAGAGCGACTACGATAATGTTGACGTCATACCGGTGTCAGATCCCAATGCGTCGACGATGGCGCAAAAGATTGTCCAATACCAAGCAGCTCTTCAGTTGGCCCAGACAGCTCCCCAGCTATACAACCTCCCACTCTTGCATCGCCAAATGCTCGACGTTCTGGGGATTAAGAATGCGTCAAAACTCATACCAATGGATGAGGACCAAAAACCGGTCGACCCAGTTAGTGAGAACCAAAATATTCTTATGATGAAACCGGTCAAAGCATTCTTAACTCAAGACCACGGAGCACATATTTCTGTTCATATGTCAATGGCGCAAGACCCTAAGATTCAATCTTTAGTACAACAAAGCCCAATGAAGCCACAAATGGAATCCGCATTAATGGCGCACATTCAAGAGCACTTAGGTATGCAGTACCGTGTTCAGATTGAGCAGCAACTTGGCGTTGCATTACCTCCGATGAAAGACGAATCTGGCGAACAGGTCAATATGCCTCCAGAGATGGAAGCGCAGTTAGCTCCGTTACTTGCCCAAGCAGCCCAACAAGTTCTTACACAGAACAAAGCACAAGCAGCCCAGCAGCAAGCTCAGGCGCAGGCGCAAGACCCACTTGTACAAATGCAGCAACAAGAAGTACAGATCAAAGCTGCTGATCAGCAACGTAAAGCCGCTAAAGATCAGGCTGATATACAGATTGCACAAGAGAGATTACAGATTGATCGTGAACGTATTACTGTGGACGCACAAAAAGAAATGGCAAGAACACAAGTGGATATGGAGAAACATCAATCTTCACAACAGCACGATGGCATGAAACATGCAACGCAATTGATGGCTAATGCGCAAAAACAAAACAACCCTAAATCTAAAGGAGAATGATGGACGCTTTTGAAGCTCTAGTGGACATACTAGACAAAGAAGTAATTGTTAAACGTGACTGGGTAGCAAGTGGACAAGCTGCAGACTATCCAGAATACAGAAGAATTTGTGGTGAGATTCATGGTCTTCTCATTGCAAGGCAGGAAACCATAGACCTAAAACGAAAAATGGAGCACTCGGACAATGAGTAATCTGAATCTTAGCCAAGCAGTAGACTTAGCTGCTGTGCTAAATAAAGAAGCAGAACAAAAAGCATCACAACTACCAAAACCGCAAGGGTATCGCATCCTTTGCGCAATCCCTGAAGCTGAAGAAGCATTTGATAGTGGCATTATTAAGTCAGACGAAACAAGAAGAGCCGATGAATTATTAACCACGGTGCTGTTCGTGGTCGATATGGGTCCTGATTGCTATGCTGACAAGGTAAGGTTCCCAAATGGTCCCTGGTGCAAACAAGGTGATTTTATTTTGGTACGCCCCAATGCGGGCACCCGTTTGGTAATTCACGACCGTGAGTTCCGAATCATTAACGATGACTCTGTGGAAGCTGTAGTAGAAGATCCACGTGGCATCAAACGTAAGTTTATTTAAGGAGGCCGGACATGGCTGAAATGCAAACTGAAGAATTTAAATTCCCCGATGAACAGGAAACTGAAGATCAGGGTAAACCCGTAGAAGACGATCTTGAAATTGAGATTGAAGATGATACACCCGAAGAAGATCGTGGCAGAACCCCTACTACACCTGAAAAAGTTAAAGCACTTGAAGTTGAAGTGGATGACTTAGATAAGTACAGTAAGGAAGCTAAAGATAAGCTAATTCGTATGAAGCGTGTTTGGAACGATGAACGTCGTCGTGCCGATTCTGCTGAACGTGAGCGACAAGAGGCACTAGATGTAACTAATCGTTTACTGGCAGAAAACCGCAAGTTTAAAGAATTAGTAAATAGTAATCAGCAAGCACGGCACACAGCAATAACTGAATCTACTGAATTAAAGCTCTCTGCGGCTAAAAAAGCCTACAAAGAAGCCTACGATGCAGGTGATTCTGATGCTCTGGCAGATGCGCAGCAAGCAATTACACGAGCTACCCTTGAAATGGAGAATGCTAAAAACTTTGCTCCAGCCCCTTTACAAGAGGAGAATTTTGAGGTACAAACCAATCAACAGTACCAACAACCCCCTACTGATGCCAAACTAAACAATTGGCAACGTCAAAACTCTTGGTTCGGACAGGATGAAGAAATGACGGCAGCAGCTCTTGGACTCCATGAGAAGCTAAAAAGACAGGGTGCTGCAATTGGTTCTGATGAGTATTACGCTACGTTGGACCGGACGATGCGAAAAAGGTTTCCAGAGAATTTTGAGGATTTGGAACCAGAAGTAGAGGTAGAGCATAAGGAAGACACTCCTAGAGCTAAACCTAGCACGGTAGTAGCGCCAGCCACTCGGTCGACAGCACCGAAAAAGATCCGTTTAAAGTCGTCGCAAGTTGCGATAGCTAAAAAACTTGGTCTTACCCCTGAGCAATATGTCCGTGAACTTTTAAAATTGGAGGCCTAACATGGCTACAAATAGACTTGACCGTGAAGTAGACAACCGTGAATTTTCTGAGCGCCCTAAACAGTGGATGCCAGCAGAACTTCTCCCAGAGCCTGACAAACAGGCTGGTTATGCTTATCGCTGGGTTCGTACTTCTACATTAAATACAGCAGATCCACGCAATCTTTCCGCTAAATTGCGAGAAGGTTGGGAGCCTGTATCAATTGAAGAACAACCTAAATTTCAACTGTTAGTTGATCCCAATAGTCGTTTTAAAGACAACATTGAGATTGGCGGGTTGTTACTTTGCAAAACCCCAATTGAGTTCGTTACTCAGCGTAATGCTTATTATGCTAAACAAAGCGATGCTCAAACGGACGCTGTAGATAACAATTTAATGCGTCAAAGCGACCCACGGATGCCACTCTTTAATGAGCGTAAATCCACGACTAGCTTTGGCAAAGGTAATACTTAACTTAATCTAGGAGATTTAAATGGCTTATCCAACCGTTTCAGCTCCCTATGGTCTAGAAGCGATTAACCGTGTTGACTTTATGCCCTATGCTGGGGCTACACGTCAGCTACCGATTGCCAGTACTTATAATACTGCGATCTTCAACGGCGACATCGTTATGGTCAAGGGTGGTAGCATCATCAAATCAACTGTAACTGTTGACTCTACAACTGACAACACAGCAAACCTCACTTATGGTGTATTTGTAGGTGTTCAGTACGTTAACTCACAGCAACAAACT